TAAAAAATATGGCTAACATAGCAAACATACTTGATAACATATTATCCGATAGTGGGGTAGATATATCAACATTAGTGCCAAGTTCAAGAACTTTAACTATTAATGGTACTACTTTTGATTTGAGTGCCAATCGTAGTTGGACTATTTCGAGTGGTAGTGGTACTGTAACTTCTGTTGCTGCCACTGTGCCAACAGGATTTGCTATTACGGGTTCTCCAATCACAAGTTCGGGAACTCTTGCAATTGCTTTTGCAGCAGGATATTCATTACCTACCGATGCAAAGCAAACACAATGGGATACCGCTTATACAAATAGAATAACAACTGCTTCATTGCCATTGAGTATAAATGCAAATGTTATTTCAATTGCACAAGCAACTAATGCTGCTAACGGATATTTAAGTTCAACTGATTGGACTACATTTAATGCTAAACAATCTGCTTTAAGCGGAACAGGGTTTGTTAAGATTGTTGGAACTACTATCTCTTATGATAATACTTCTTATACTCCTACTTCTCGTTTAATTACTATTAATGGGGTTTCTTACGATTTAAGTGCGGATAGGTCATGGACAATTACCCCAGGAAGCGGGATGCGTAATGTTCAGTCATTTACTGCCACTTCGGGTCAAACTACATTTACAATTACGGGTGGATACACAGTAGGATTAGTTGATGTGTATGTTAATGGTGCAAGATTAAGCACTTCTGATTATACCGCTTCTAATGGAACTACCGTTGTATTAGGTGTGGGTGTTGTGAGTAATGATATAGTTGATTTTGTTTCTTATACCGCAAGTCTTTCAAGTGGTATTAATGGTAGTGGAACTACGGGTTATGTGCCTAAGTTCACTTCTTCTAATGTACTTGGTGATTCGTTGATTTTCAGTAACTCAACAAATGTTGGTATTGGAACGGCTACACCTTCGGCAGTTCTTCATGTAATAGGAACTATACTTTCTTCGAGTTCTGTAACTGCAACTTCATTTGTCAAATCTGGTGGAACTTCGGCACAAATCTTAGCTGCCGATGGTTCAGTAATTACGGCAGGAACTAACATTACAATTAGTGGTGGAGTTATTTCATCAAGTGGTGGCGGAAGTAGCGGAAGTGGAACAACAAATTATATTGCTAAGTGGACAAGTTCAAGTGCTTTAGGTAATTCTAAATTATTTGACAATGGTACTTCAATCGCAATGTTTAATACCGCAAACGGAAGTGGATATGCGTTAGAATTTAATAATAATGCAAGCCAACCAAGAATTGATATTATTGACAACGGAGCATATACAGTACAATTAAAGTCATTGGGTGGGGCAGTTTATTTATCAAATAGTTCGGTAAACCCAATAGTTTTTAGTACATCAGGAGTTGAAAGAATGAGAATCTTATCAACAGGTCAAATTGGTATTGGAACTAATAGTCCATCCTTAATGCTTCATGTGAATGGCGATATTCGCACTAAGATGATTCACTTAAATGTAAATAGTGAAAATAGGGGTCATCGTGTTTACTCTCGTACTATGGATGTGAACTCATATACTACTGCTACTAATATGAGATTTACAGTTGCAGCAGGATATAATGTTCAATTCCAATATGAAATTACTTATCATGCTTCAAGAACAACTTCTGGAAACTTAGCAGAAACTAGATACATGAGATACACGGCAGGTGTCTGTTATGATACAAATAGAAATCCAAATGAAAGATGGTGGAGCTTAAAAGAGGTAGATGGCAATGGAATTGGAGATGTTGGCAGAAGTAATCAGACAGGATATTTTGATGTATTAAATACTGCATTTGATAGTGGATGTAGATTAACTTGTGTAGTAGCAATAACTTGTTCAAATTGGGATGTGGTAACTGTAACATTCCCATAATAATAAAATAGATGTCAAAGAATACTGATTTATCGGAATTAATTAATTATGTGAAAGGTGCTTCTTCAGGGAAGCTAACCTTTCCATTTTATACTTCTACAACCTCATTTACGGGTACAGTAGCGGGATACCTTGCATTTGATTCAAGTGGTAATATTTTAACTACTACATCTCCTGCAACACAATGGACTACCTTACTTTCTAATATTTACTACAATACGGGAAATGTTGGCATAGGCACAATAGCACCATTGTATAAGCTTGATGTTGTTGGGGATATTAACATTACTGGTGCATTTCGTATCAATGGTACTTCTATTGGAACAGGTGGAGGTGGTGGTGTATCGGGTAGCGGTACAACTAACTTCTTAACTAAATGGAGTGGAGCAACATCTTTGACTAATAGTATTGCCTCTGATGATGGAACTAACTTCTTGATTGGCACAACTACAAGTTTATATAAGCTAACGGTTCAGCCTTCTTCTAATATTAACTTTGGTGTTGGTAAGGCTTCTTTAAATAGTACCGATGATTCGATATTCTTAAATTCGGTAAATAATACTTATGGCTCAATCCCATTGCTATTAAATGCTGCACACATGGGATTTTATATTGGATTTAGTGAGGCAATGAGAATTACATCTTCAAAGATTGTCTTAATCAATACTACAAGTGGTGTTAGCGGAGGTGGTCAATTACAGGTTAATGGGGATGTCAATATTAGTGGAACTTTTAAAGTAAACGGAACTGCTATTGGGACAGGTGGCGGAGGAGGAAATATAAGCGGAAGCGGTAGTTCTGGTTATGTTTCAATGTTTACAGCAGGTACTACAATTGGAAATTCAAGTATCTTAACAGAAACATTGAATTCATCTGCTATGTTTACTTTGTTCTTTCTATCAAACAATAGTACAAATCTTGGCTATGTTTCATTTATTTCAAGTTCAACTCAAACGGGGTTAATGGTAATGAATGTTCGGAAGGCAGTTTCATCAACTTATGTAAGCACGGATTTATTAATAGATTCAACAAGAGTTATATTTTCTAACGGTATTAGAGCCAACAATTTACCTTTTTATAGTACAGGACTTAGTGATGGTGATTTTTACAGAGATGGAGATACTGTTAAAATTTATTTTACTCCATAATTTCATAAATATTATTATATTTGCTCAATCAAAAACATAAACATCCAAACAAAATGAAAACAAATGCAGATTTATTGACACTTGTTCAATTCTTGAATGCTTCGGTAGGAGAAGGAAAGACTAAAGGTCAAAAGAAATTAATCAAGATTGGAGAAAGAATCCAAAAGCAACTTGATGAGTTTAATGACAAGAAAGAGGAGTTAAGACTTGACAATGCTTCTGTTGATAAAGATGGAAACTTAATCCTTAACGAAAAAGGTGAGTATTCTTTTGGTAAAGAAGGTGTTAAGAAATTAAACCAACAATTAAAAGAGTTATTGTTAAGTGAAATTGACTTTACTCCTATTGCGGTTATTAATCCCGAAGGATTAGATGCTTATCATTTCTTAGAAGGTTGGGTAAGTGGAGTGAAATTTAATAAAGTAGAAGAAGAAGTAGAACTATAATAGATATGGCAGTAGAATTTAAGTGGATTATTGTACAGCTTGACACTAAGCCCCAAGAGGATGGCTTACAAGATGTTGTTTCTAATGTACATTGGAGAAGAAATGCTACCGATGGATTTTATGTGTGCGAATCTTATGGCTCAATGGCTTGTCAAACACCAAGTTCTACTGATTTTACTGCCTATCCTGATTTAACTATATCACAAGTTGAATCTTGGTTGGATTCAGGTCTTGATGTAGCTACTATTGATGAAGGACTTATTCAAGCAATTGAGTTAGAAAAGAATCCTCCTATTGTCGTACTACCACTTCCGTGGATAACTCCTGCTGAATAATGAATTTTGATGACATCATTGTACCTTCAATCACGGGTGCTTTCGGGGCTTTTATTAGTTGGTTAGTTGGTCGCAAAAAAGAAAATGTAGAAGTACAAGGTAGCGAAATAACTAATACTCAGGAAGCTATTAAAATTTGGAGAGAAATGGCACAAGAGATGTCTGATAAAGTAAAGGAGTTAAGCGATAAGGTTGATGCCTTAACACAAGAAGTTCATTCACTACGCACCGAAAATTCTGATTTGAAACACAAACTTGGACTTGATGAAAATTACAAAAGTAAGCCAAGCAGGGCTAAATCTAATTAAGAAATACGAAGGCTTCAAATCTAAGCCGTACCTTTGCCCTTCTTCCGTGCCCACGATAGGTTTTGGAAGCACTTACTACGAAGATGGGCATAAGGTTAAACTTACCGACCCATCTATCACCGAAGAAGAAGCCACAACATTGTTGATGGCTCTTTTGGTTTCATACGAAAAAGCCGTTGATTCTTATTGTAGAGATGACATTAGCCAACACCAATTCGATGCTTTGGTATCATTTGCTTACAATTGTGGAACAACCGCTTTAAAGAACTCAACACTCCTTAGATTAGTTAATGGCAATCCATTTAACCCTAAGATTACAGATGAGTTTAAGAAGTGGAATCGTGGAGGTGGGAGAGTTATTCCAGGATTAGCTAAACGCAGAGAAGAAGAAGCTAAACTTTACTTCTCATAAACACAAACTCAATGAAACGCATCCTAATCTTTACACTAATCACTCTCGGTTCGTGTACTGCAAGCAAGCAAGTTACTTCTACCAAAGAGGTAATTAAAACCGATACAATTCGTATCACAAACAATGTAGAAATATTTCGTGCCGTACACGATACTTTAACGATTGAGAATCCGTGTGATTCTTTGCGTTTAAAGGACTTTTATTACAAATCTAACCTACCACAAGGGAAGGTAATTATTCGTTCAATTAAGGGCAAAATACAAGCCACTATTGACATTGATTCAATCAGACAATTCTATTCTACAATGTATCAAGCACAAAGCAAGGTTGATGTTCGTTATACAAATAGAGATGTTATCAAATACATGATTCCTTCTTGGGCGATTGTAACTATCTTAATCGAAACCCTCATAATCGGATTGTATTTATACTTTCGGCTTATTTGGAAATAATCTAAATAATGGAAAAGAAAAACTTTAAACAAGTCGTACTTGAAGCGATTAGAATTAATCGTGAGCAAGGGGTGAGTAAGAGAGAGGCATCAAGAAGGGCGGTAGAAGGTACTGATTATGCGTTTGATATGATTAGTCGCTCAATGCCAAGATATGAAAGAAGAATAGACAAAGAGAGCGAACATCAAGGTCTTGCAAAACATTGCGAAGAAAGGGGTATAGATATTAGTGATGTTACACTCTATTGGGATAAAACTAAGGAATATTCCGTTGCAGTAAAGTTAGATAAGAACGAAGCAGATAGTTACTTAGAAGAAGTTAGGCGAATTGTAGAATCATATAATCCTGATAAACTAAGAACCATTGATAAGATTAAACTTGATTCACCAAAAGCAATCAAGGCTACATTGTCTGATATGCACATTGGATTAAATCCTAATCCTGATAATAAATCCATCTTTGCTTATGAGTACAATGAGGAGATTTTCAAATCTAACATAGACAAAGTATTTAATTCTATCTTAAAAGAATACGAATCTAATGGTAGGTTTGATTTACTTGTAATTGATGACTTAGGTGATGGATTAGATGGGTGGAATGGACAAACTACTCGTGGAGGTCATAAATTAGAGCAGAATATGACAAATGAGGAGGCTTTCAGGGTATTTGTAGAAGGTAAGCTAACATTAATTGAAAATTGCATTAAGGCTGGTGTAGCCAATGAAGTAACAGTAAGAAATGTAGCTAATGATAATCACTCAGGTAGTTTTGCTTCTATTGCTAATATGACTATTAAAATGATTCTTGATAGAACTTATGAAAAGACTGATGTTAATTTTTATATTCTTGAAAAATTCATGGAACACTTCCAATATGGTGACCATACATTTATCTTAACTCACGGAAAAGATTCCCAATATATGTTTAAGGGTTTGCCATTTGAGTTAAATGACAAAGCTACATCTTTCATTAATGATTATATAGACCATTATAACATTAACACAAAGTTCATTCACTTAGAGAAAGGCGATTTGCATAGGGTAGGGTATTCAAGAACTAAGAAATTTGATTATCGTAATTTTATGAGTTTTGCACCACCTTCTGCTTGGGTTCAACACAACTTTGGGGATTGTTATTCAGGGTATTCAATTCAGACTATAAGTAAGTTTAGTGGAGAAATTTCCCACGCTGATTACTATTTTGATTTGACAAAGAAATTGTAGTACTTGCAAGTGCGTTCATCGTGTTTCATTGGGTGTTGTGGTTTGATTAGCAAGGTCGGGGAATATCTCCGACTTTTGCTTTTTAATAAATAATGTAGATATTTGCATTAAGCAACTGCAACTGCTAACAAAAACTTTAATGGCTCATTTTATATTTAGGGAGTTGCAGACCTATTTATAATTTGAGCCTTTATATTTTATGACAATTTGGAAAAGTATTAATGGCTACGAAGGCTTATATGAAATAAGCACATTAGGTGAAGTGAAAAGTTTTCACAATGGGAATGAAAGACTTATTAAATGCACAATTCATAAGCAAAATGGATACGCATACTTTCAATTAGTAAAGAATAAGGAAAAAAAATCTATTAGATTACACAAAGCGGTAATGGTTACTTTTATTGGGGAAAGCAACAAAATAATAAACCATAAAAATGGCGATAAAACAGATAATAGATTAGATAATCTTGAATATATAAGTAGCAGAGAGAATACATCTCATTATTGGAAAGATTTAAAGTTGCCTGGTGTTTATTATAACCGAAATTCAGATAAATACAGAGCAAGAATTTATCATAATGGCAAAAGCATACATCTTGGGTATTTCCAAACTAAATTATTAGCTTATTGTAAAATAAAAGATTACGAAACCGAAAATAAAATAGAAAATAAATATAGATAAACAAAAATCCCCAAAGCCATAAGCCGAGGGGATTTTTTAATCACACTATGAAAATCAAACTAATATTAGAACCCAGGATTAATGTATTTTGGGTTACTTTCTAAAATCTTACTTGTTGCAGTATCAATGTACAATTCGGCAGTTTTAGTTTCCCCTTGTCTATTTTTTAAGAATATATATTCAATAGTATTTGTAAATACAATATTTGGGTCATTATTTTCTTTTGCTCTTTCGTAAGCATAATAATCTTCTCTATATAAACCAATAACTACTGAGGCATCTTGCTCTAATTGAGAAGTACTTCTAAGGTCTGAAAGCTTAGGTCTGTTGCTTCCACGACCTTCTACTTGTCTGTTTAATTGAGCAGCACATAAGAAAGGTATTTTAAGCATCTTAGCAAGTTGCTGAACTTTCTTCGAAACACTTCCCACAACTGCTGTTTCATCTGAACTCTTAATTTGATTGTCTGTGCATAATTGAATATAGTCTATGCACACCATATCTATTTTTTCTTCTCTAACTATTCTTTGAACAAGAGAACTAAGGTAGTTTATATCTCTATTGCTTCCATCATAAAACTTAATAGGCAAATTCTCTAATTCGGTAACTGCCTTTCTTTGAATTTCAGAAAACTGCTCAATAGTTATTTTACCTGAATTTATTTTTGAGTATGATAGACCTGAATCAAGTTGCCCACTAATCATACGATAAATAAGAGATTCAACGGGCATTTCAAGTGATAAAAACAACACTTTTTTGTTTAATTTGGCAGCCATACGAGTATGCTCCAATAAGCATATAGTCTTACCCTGCCCAGGTCGTGCAGCGAATAAAATTACACCACCATTCATCCATCCTCCTGTAACACTATCAAGAATATTATACCCTGTTGGAACTCCTGGTGTTGAACCATTTGTCATCACTTCCCCCAAAGTATTAACCGCATTAGATAAAGCTTTTTTAATATCAAAAACCTCATCACCAATTGGCATATAATTATTAGATGTAACTCCATTAATCTTATCAACAATTGAGAAATAATCTTCTCCATTAACTAATGAGTTATTCACCTCACGACTAAGGGCTAATAAATCTCTCTTGCCTTTCAATTCGGCTAAGTAAAGTATAACCTCCTGTGCATTCATTGGAGTTCTTGTGGTAGAAGCCATCATTACATCTACCCAATCATTGCTTCCTTTTGATTTTAAGCGAATAATAATATCGGATTGAGTGAATGTACCTTTTTCTGAAAATAATTCAACACAAGTCAAATAAACACTCTTGGTTGTCCCAAAGTGAAACACATCGGGAGTGATTATCTTCTGAATGTCCTTTGTGTAGTTAGGATGATTCATTAAGAGTGCCAAAACTTCTCTTTCGGCATCTAAATCGGTAAATGCAATCTTATCTTGTTTCATAGTGTGTGTTGTTAATTAGTTACTCAAACTTAAACGCATTATTTGGTCTATTGATTGCTTGTTGAGTTGATTGAATGTAACCTTCATCTTCCCAAGTTCTTTGATTTAAGTAAGTAACAGGGTGTTTTCTGAACTTAATATCGGGTGTGGATTTCAAATAGTGGGGCAATGTTACAAAGATTTTGTCAATATCTTTCTCAGATAACTTCATAAACTTCATTTTTGCATCCTTTGTGCCTACTTTCTTGTTGTACATCTCCCAAAACTTTTCAAAAAGTTCTTCTTTTAAGTTTACCTCTTTAAGAATCTCTTGTGCACTTACTTGTGGTAAGTTTGGTAGATTAATCTTCTTATCAATATGGTAGATTAATTCCAACCCTTCGGTTGCAGTTAATTTAGTTTCATTGAGTGAATCCAGTAATTCTTGGTCTTTTATTGCGTAGTGGAACTTGCTTAATAATTCCTGCATGAAATCACCGAGTGCTAATTGTTTAGTTTTCATTGTGTTGTTCGTTATACCAATCTTTAAATTTCTTAATTTTCAAAAAAGATGCGTGTTTTTCACGGTTCTTAGATAATTCTAACCTTGCCACCCAAACTGCTAATGTGCTATGTGAGTTTGCTATTATTTGTTTATCAAAGCAAATAAAGTCAATCATGGGTTCATTTGTTTCAACAAAATTCTTAGCCCAATCAATTGCCATTTGGTAGTATTCATCTTGCTTAGATTGTTCCATTTTGCTTTGATTTAATCCTATCCATTTTAGCTTTTAAGTTTTGCTTCTTGCGTATCTCGGTTACATCGTAAATCTTCAAGAAATTAACCATGTGCCTTATTACTAATCTACTTCCACAATCGCAACTAAAACTCATATGTACCTTGTTGCCAACCTTTAAGAATCTTTCTACAAGTTTTGTCTTTGAGTAATCAATTAAGCAACATGGGCAGTTTAGTTCATCTTTGGTTATTGTTGCTTTTCTATTTCCCATAAGTTTCTTCGTAGTATTGTTTTGGTGAATTATTCATTCCATCCATTAGTCCTTGAAAATAGGCATTACTTATCTGCTCTTTCTCCATTGCTTTGGCTTCTATAAAAATATTTTCATATACATCTCTTAATTTTTCAGAATCAAGGCTTACGATACCTAATAATTTTAAATATAAAACACCTATTGCCGTTTGTTTATTTTCCATTGTCTTGTTGTTTAATGATTTCAATTTTAACTATAACATCGTTAATTGTATCAATAACTTTGCAAGCAAGTAATCCAATTGATAAGCCTAATAATAAGCCGAGTATATAATCTCTATTTTTCATTGTCTTGTTGTTTAAATATAAGCCATACTATAAGTGGAACAATAATTATCAAAGCAATCGCAGGCAACTTATCCTCATTAGAAATTTGCTGATAATGATGCTTATGATTATAATTTGTTCTTGTTTGAAACATCATATGTGGCACAAATGCCATTTGCTTATTTTCCATGTTGTTTAATGATTAAGATTCCCGATTTTGTATATCTCCCAGGTTGTAACTTACCTTCCCACTTAAACTCATCTACAACTATACCAAAGTTTTCGTAGGGCTCATATCCCGAGAGTGTTTGCGTGTTCATCATCGGAAAGCTTAAATTCCATAACAAAATAGTTGTTGGCAATAATGCTAATAGGGTGGCTATTAGGAATGTTTTTAGCTTCTTCATATTCTTCCAACATTTTGGCTACGATTGCCCGATTGTCTTTGAGTGCTTGTTCGTGTTGTGTTAGGTGCTTCGCCATTTAATTTACGATGGTTTAAGTTGAGTTGTTTTAGTAGGTTTTGACCATATTCATTATAGGTAATTCCTAAATCATTTATTATGATACCTTGTGCGTTTCGTTTAATTTCTTGTTGTGTGTTCATGATTAAAATAGGTATGAGTTAATGTAATATTGATTGACATCTAAGTAGGAGTTTACTCCAAAAAAGTTGTTATAAATCTCAACTCCTTTTGCAACTTTATTCCACCCTGCTTCAATAAATTCATCGGAGCATTGAAAGAATCCTAAACGATTGCTACCTTTTTCAATAACAATAAATGCCATCTTTTTGCCAAATATTTGTTGATAGATTGCAGCTTGTGAATCGTAGTTATACTTCTTAGCACTATACTTAAAATCATCTAATGAAGTAGTAGTTTTAAGGTCGTAAATTGTATCACCATTAATAATATCTGCTTTACCCTTAAATGGTAGATTCATGATTTCACCAATCTCTGGTGTTTCATACTTACAACCATTATCCCAAACTAATTTTGATAAATCACGATTGTTTCTTAGTGCTTTAACCATCCAATCTACTTCATCAGCTTCCTTAGCTAATAGCATAAAATCCATACCTCTATCCTTGCAAGCATCTTTGTATAAATTAGTAGTACGAGTAGAAGCATCAACTAATGGAAAATCTTTCAATTTGTGTGGTTCCAAACATGCTACATGGAAATAATTACCTTGCAACATTGCTAATGTTTTTTCGGTAGGAACTCCAAATTGCTTTGGGTTTCTCAATAAGATTCCAATGTCTGAGTTAGAAAGGTAATTACGACCAACTCCTGAGTAATACTCATTGTCATCTTTAAGTGTTGTGATTATTTCTGCGTTCATTGTGTTATTGTTTGAATGTTAATTGGTACTTGCTCTTAAAATACTCTTTGACATTACCACTTGGTGCTACTTCATCAAAATCACTTGGGTAAATGTCATTAATCATAAACTCTAAGAGTTGAAATACTTGCTCCCAGTGGGCATTTGAGAGTATCTCTTGTTGTTGTTCCCATTTAGGGTCATTGGGTACAATACCATTCATTTGCTATCTTAGTTAAATATTCTTGAACTTGTGGGTCATTAATCTTATTGTAGGCATGAGATTGTACAATTCCTATTGTGTATTCTCTACCTCGGTATGGGAGTTTCTTATCCCGATTCAATTGCTTTGCAGTTTCCTGGAATAGCTCAGAATAACTCTTACCTCTCGGAATTGGCAACTTATCTTTTGTCTTACTCATAAAAGTTTAAATGCTAAAATGTTGTTGATTGGAATACACATTTGCTTAACAAGCTTAGGTAACATTTCTCTTTTACCTTTACTAATGTGTTCCTCCATGATTGAGAAGTTTAGGAATGGTTCGGGGTGGTTAATAATAACCAAGTTCCCCGAATCAGACACTCCTAAAATTTCAGATTCTAAATCTTCTTCTAAGTTTCCTAATTTGAAGATGAATCTTGCTTTGTAGCCAATACTGCGTTCAATAGTTTTGACTAATTTGTTTGAGTTGCGTGTCATTGTGTGTTGTGATTAAACTTAGTTTAACGAATCAATTGTTTCATTAAATGCAATTAATTTTACTGTTGTTCCATCTGTAAAAAGACAAGAGCCTTCATTATCTCCTGCTTGTGTAATTGAATCTTGAAACAATTGAGCAATTAGGTTTGCATCAATCCAACTTCTAATTATACTTTCATCTTTTCTTGTTGTAATCTTTATGAATTTTTTCATTGTCTTTATTATTTAAAATGTGAATTAAAATGGCAAAGAATCTTCTTCTTCAACCTTGTCTAAATTAAATGCTTCTTGCTTAGGTGTATCCATAGCAAACTTAGCCTTATACTCAGGTGTAGCACTAATCTTATCAGCTAACCATTCGGGTAAAGTCATAAACAAATCTTGATTCCAAGCATCGTAAGCTAAAACTCTCGTTGGATTGATTTGCTCAGGGCATTGCAACCCTTTTGGGATAGGAGTGATACCTGTGATGTTAGCATAAGTCTTTGTGCCATCAGCAGATGCCTTGTGTACAATATTAAGCATACATGGAGCACCAACTAATTTAGTAATGTCAAAGTTAGCTGCCTCTGCATCAGTAAATGCTTTACCTCTCCAGGATTCCAACATCTTCCGAAGTGTTGATTTCTCATTGAATGATAAAGTAAAGTCTTTAGAGATAACAAAAGGTTTAGCTTCTTCACCTTCTTTGAATACTGCCGTTTCTAAAGGTAATTCGAAATCTACCATAACCTTGTGTAGTTTCTTTTTCTCACCCATGTACTCTTGTTCCACTGTCCCGATTTGAATCATACCGTAGCATCGTGCTACATGGTTTCCTGCGGGTACTACTTTGCGTTCGATGCTTCCACCTCCGCTTGATTTAGCGATAATTGACATAATTGTTTTTGTTTAAATTGTAATAAATTGAATAAATTGCGAATTTGATTTTTGACATTCATTTTGAATAATGTCTTTCGCTTCCCATAAATCGGAATTGAAACTGAAAATCATGGTATAAAAACCATGTTCATCTTTGAATTTTGCTTTGATTTCTTTCATTGTGTTGTTGTTTGTTGTACAATATTAGTAAACAAAAATGTAACTACAAAATAAATATTAAAAAATATTTAAAAATTAATGAAAAAAAATAAAAAAGGGCTCTAATAATGCCAAGCCCTTCTTTTTTCTTGTAAATATTTTTCTCCTTGTAGTATTTTTATCTCTTGCTCCTGGGATAAAATTACTTTATTAAGATTAGTAATAATTCTATCTTTTAAGAATATCTCTTGGGAAAACTCATCATTAATTTCGGAAAGAGTTTCATACTTTTTCTTTAACTCATAAAACTCTCTTACAATCTCATCAAACTGCTCATTAAGTTCTTCTACATCTTTCTTTGCTCTTTTAAGGTACAAAGCCCCATCAAGCATTTCTTCGTATGCGTGTTGCAACCAATCAGATAACTCTAAGTCATCTCGGTCAAGAGTGTTGTTATACTTCTTAATTCCAGCTTCTGACCTATCTAATAAGTCTTTGCGTGTTTCTTCTACTATACTATCTATCATGTTATAAATATTTTAATGTTGTGTCGTTTCTTCTTTTGTTATTTAATTTGGCACCTAATGTAGTGCGGTGCATCTTAATAGAATTTGCGGCATCATTTATTGAATCGTAAATAATTCTCGTTTTTGTACAAAAAACTTTCTTGCAATTTGCATCTAATAGGGCATTTCTCATTTTGCTATTAAAAGACCTTAGTCCATTATCATAAGAGTGCTTAATATTTTGACTTCTGCTACACCATTCAATGTTTGAGAAATGGTTATTTAATTTATTGCCATCAATGTGATTTATTTCTTTGTGTTTTAATTTATTTTGTATAAAATGTGTCGCAACAAGAGTATGTATTTTAAACATTTTATGCTTATCTCCATTATTTAAAACAATTGCATTGTATCCATTAAATGTTATTTGAGGCTTTAATATTCTCTCTTTCATTATTCTAAATTTACCATTAGATATATTGGCTTTTCTTGAATGAGATTTAATATTACCCAAATTGCTTACTGAATATAATCCTTCAAATCCAGTTATTTCTTTCCAAATTTCCTCCATGTTAATCATCAAGTTTAATGTTGTACTCAGCTAACAAATTATTTAATCTTGTGTTAAGTTCTAATCGTTTATCCTCCTCAATTGTATCCATCATTAGACCAACATTAAAAAGTTGCCCCATGGTGCTACTTGCATTAACAAATTGGTCTAAAACACTGCCCATATCAACTCCTTCGGATTCCTTAGAAGCAAAAATATGGTCAATATTCTTTTCGAGTTCTTTCTTTAATTGATTAGTGAGAAGTTTTACTTTTCTTACATTACCTGATGACCTTTCCCAATCGTTTTCGATAAAGTCGTAAAGAAATTGGCAATGGCTATAATAAATTAAGAATTTGTTTGCTTGGTGTTGTGTCATTTTTGGTTTGAATTTAGGTTAAAAAGTTCTCTGAAATAATCTATTGGAATGTAAATGATAGCTATGAATAATTCTACCAGAATCCAATACAAGTCTTTAAGTTTTGCTTTCATTGTGTGTTTGGTTTAGTGTTAAATAATATAATCTACTACTTCAATCGTAAATTCAATTCTCGGATTTTCCTTATCCAATCCTTTGTATAAAAATAATTCTGCAACCTTATTATCATTATCAAAAGCATTAACCTCTTTATGTTGTAATAAATCCAAAATTACTTTTGAGCACCCATCCAAATCAGACTTCCTATTAGGATAATAAACCTTTAAATTAATTCTAAGGTTGCCTTCTATGTTTGCATCTTTGTAAACTTTACATTGCTCAATAAATGAAGCCTCATAATCTTTAAGTGCCTTAGTCTTATACATAAACTTACCACTAAAGCGATAAGAGTTAGACTTGCTCGGTACTGTTCCGTAGATTACTTCCATTTGATACCGAATCCTAATGAGAAAATAATCCAAGAGAAATAAATTGATGCACTCTTATTCCATTTGTGGAGTGTGATGCAAGGCAAAATTTCAAGCCTATTCATAAATACTGTTAGTCTTATTTTCATATTACATTGATTCAAGTTCTTCTAATACATCATACCAAAAACTTTCTGATATTCTATCTAATTCACCATAATTGATAACTTTATCAACTGCAAACTTTGCCATTTCTAAGGCAATCGTTTCATTATACCCTTGCATTAATGCTTGAACATAAAATGATTTAGCTTGTTCTTTCGGTGTCATTTACTTTGATTTAATTTTAAATAGTCTCTAATTTTTAACCAATCAGATAAAGCCCATTGTATTTCTTTTTGCTTTTCAATTTCATCCCAATTATTTTTATTAATGGAATAATATTTCTTTTTCATTTTCTTTAAGATGCTCATAGGTTACAACATTTAAGTAAAATAATAATTGTACTGATAGCAATTAGCCAATATGCTATTGCAACTGCTTTGTGATTAATCTCATCAAGGTGTTTCATAATTCCAGATTTATGATTTTCAAAAAAGTGCTTCATTTTTAAAATAGGAAAAAATAATTTTGAAAAAAGAGGCAGAAAAAAATTCTACCCCTTTAAATAATCACTTTAACCTATCAACTATATGAAAAACAATCTACTGCTATTAAATTGTGGAATTTTTGTCCATTAAATAGACTTTAATAAAGTCCTTGAACATTCCTTGCCAACCGATTCCAAATCTCTCATCTACTTCCTTTTTTAATGCGGTTGGAATTCTTACTGAAATTACTGATGTTGGCTCACCCTGGGGGCGACCTGCTTTTTTAGGATTTTCTATCGTTTTAATCTTCATTTTTTCTTGGTGTTATATCTTCTACAAATGTAAACAATTATTAATAATATTTGCAAACAATTATTTGAAAAATATTTTATAAATTAAAATTGTGATAATTAAATTCAGTCCAACTATAATCCATAAAAGCATTCCAACCAATTTTAGAATTTTTCCCGAAAATTTTCTGGGACTATTAGCTTTTTCACTCAAATGCGCTTGGTGGAGATTTTCAGGATTTTCCCTGCTTCGAATGGTGCTATTTAGACTGCTTCTTAATAAGGCTTGCCATGCAATTTTATTGTAATGTCCTGTTACTTTCCGTTTCATGTTCATAATATTTTAGTTTAATGTTAAATTTAAGGTACTATATTTCGTGTTTAAGCTATTATAATAGCGTAGGTAATACGATTGTATCATTAAGCATAAAATAATCGCTTAAAATCAATTTATTAAAGTTTTAAGGCAATATGATATTCCAGGCTATTAATAAGCCCTAATAAATAACCCCTTAATTAGCCTTTCTTTTGCCTTGTATCGCTTTGAATTGCTTCGCTTGATACATTGGTAAGTCTTTAAATAAATAAAGCCCGCAAAGGGCTATAAATAACAAAAGCCCAAAACGGGCTAATTAATTATTAGTTTATAAAAAAAGGGGCAAAAGCCCCTATTTAATTAATTATGAAAATGTATTAATATATTTTGACTCCCACGTTTCAAGGTTATGTATCCCTATTTCAATCCTACGCCCGTATCCTTTATAATTCCACGGTAAATTATTAAGAGCATAATTCTTAACTTGTTCAATATTAGAAAACCCTTTTTCGAATAATGATTTTGTCAAAAATTCGCCGTTAATATTACGAATATGGATTTTAATATCATGGTCTTTATTTATTCTGAATCTTTTCATAGTGTTAATTTTCTTTTGTTTCTTATAATTTCTTGAATTTGAGAAAAAATAGAATTTATCTTTTTGTCCATTTCTTTCTCCTCAATTGCAAGCGAGGGAGCAGAATATAAAATCGTGGTGGGCTGGGACCACACAATCTCAGGTGGTTCTACTCACGGTGTAATGCTGGGCCGCAAAGGACAAAATCGCAATCGCGGCGGATATTTTACCTGGGCACATCATGTCGTTGGCGATACGCGCGTTTGGCAGAACACAAAGCAGCAACTTCTTGGCATAACCACAGACGCAACTCCGAATGTGCTGACGACTGACCGAGCCGCTCTGGGAGTAACAAACTCCTATGCGCTGTCTGTGGTTAATACCGCCGCGAAGATAACGGGCAGAATTGTTGCATTAGCTGCTGATGCTTGTGCTTTCTTTGACTTTACGGCCCACATTGCCAGATACACAGGCGGGAACATCGCTTTAATAGGAAGCGCGACTGTCACATTAACCGCATCCGATGGCACAGGCTCAGGTTGGGTCGCTGCGGTTTCCGTAAACACCACGAATCAATGTCTCGTAGTTACAGCAACTGGTGAGGCAGGAAAAACAATCGAGTGGGATTGCCTACTTGATGGCATAGAACTGCAATAAGGAGAAAGAAATGGCACTTCAACTTCAACACGAACTCGGTTCGCTTACTATCCCAAATGCGTACCTCAGGATTGTCGCTGTTACGCTCAGTCGCTCGGGCGGGTTTGTTTCTGTTGCGGCGGAGATTCTAGCGTCTGCTGCCGACGCCAAGCACATCGACATTTATTCGACCAACCTGCCATACAGCCCGGACGCTAACGTCGAGTGGGCCTACGAGCAGCTAAAAACACTGCCAGAGTTCGCTGGCGCAGTAGACGTATAAGGAAGCCGTGATGCACAACAGCGCAACGGCAGGTGATTACATCGAGATACAACTCCGAACATGCGCGGCATCCCTAACCGGCACCTATTCAACTGGCTGTACCGATATAGCCGGTACTGTTATATAATCAATCAACCCAGAGGCATTTATCATGGCACAAGCAACAGTCCTAGCATCCGGCACCACTGCCGCGCAGTCGTCCGACATCGTTGTGCTGCAAGGCCAGCCGGTGACGGTTGGCATTTTCTCAGC